TCACTATTTTCTAGTCTTTTTCTATAATCTAATACTAATTGTGGTGGTGGATTTATATCTGCATTATAAAATGGTAATTGTTCTTTTTCATCAAACAAGTTTACTAAATCTATTTCATGCCCACATCTTATTGCTTCTTCAATAAAGGTATCTCTGATAGCCGCATTGAAACTGCTTTTAGTATTGTGATGTCCATATATTATACAAATCTTCATTGTACAATATCAACATCGTTTGCGTAACTTGTAAATCCGTTTTCTTTTACAACCTTAAGTACGTTCTGTACACGACCTTGCAATTCGTCCTTGTGCGATATCAGATAGATATTCTTTTTACGTTCTCTACCCATTTTCTTAAGTATTGCAAGACTTTGTTCAACACCAGCAGTATCCATACCACTGTCAATCAACTCATCAATGAACATCAAGTTAATATTTTGATATAAACTTTCCCACACATCACGGAAAGCAAAACTCATACCAAGTATAAGTCTATTACGTTCACCTCTACTCAAGTTGTCAAAGTCTAAGTCTTGACCAAGTTGTGTAATTAGTACAGTTAAATCGTTTTGGAATACAACACTGTGTGGCAATCCAATTCTATCTAAGTAATTTGTTAGTCTATTGTTTAGATATGCAAGATTTTGTTCGATAATTTTCTTTCGAATAAAACTATCTTTGTTTGTCAATAGTTTGTATAAGAAATCTTGATGTTCTTTCATAGAAGTTAGATCATTAACTGAATCCCAATTAACTTCTTGTATAGCACTATTCTTTAATTCTTCAATTTGATCAACGTAAGGATCTGATTCTGTTTCTTTTGTTTTTAGTGCTTGTTTTAAGTTATCAACATTACTTCTATGTTCATATGCTTCTTTTGCAGTTTCATAAAACGTATTTGGTTTTGTTTGTTCTTCGCCTAACTCAGAAAGTTTAGCCTGTACCTTTTGAAACTTTGTATCAATCTCCATTAAGTAGGACATTGTGTCAGCATATTCTTCTTCTAATTTTTTTTGTATTTCGTCGATTTTTTCTTCTGGCAAGTCTTGTCCACAAGCATGACACGTTGCTTCATCAAGGTGTTCAAGTTCTTTGCTTGTTTTTGCAACCTGTCTATCGGTTTGTGTTAATGCACTTTCAAGTGTTGCTTTTTCCTTAGTCAAGTTTCTTCTTGAAGCATCAAGTTCTTCCCATGTAGAAAGTAATTCATGATTAGCAAGTTCTTCGTCAATGTCTAAATGTTCTAATTCATCAATGCCTGTTTGTAAACGATCACAGTCTTTTGCATTCTGTGTTTTCCAAGCATTGCTTTTAATTTGCAAACTGTTAATAGTTTCGCCTATCTTATCATTACTTGTTTGTATAGCATTAATACGTGCAGTTTCTTCTGTGATTGCATCACGTACTTCTTTTTGTTTTACTTTTAGTTCTTCTGCTTTTTCAGAAAGTATAGTAATACCAAGTAACTGCTCAATAATAGCACGTTGATCGTTTGCTTTTAGACTTAAGAAAGGTTCTGTATACGTGTTTAAAGCAACCAAGTGCTTAAACATTTCGTGAGTCATTTGTAATAGTTCGCCAATGTCTCCTTGGGTCTTACGACTATCTCCTTGACTAAGATCATCCATTTCTTGTTCTTGTTCGTCAATAAAGAACTTCAACAAGTTAGGACCACGACCTCTTTCAATTCTATAATTTACTCCTGCCTTTTCAAAGTTAAGAGTAACTAACATACCTTTTCCGTTTGTTTTGTTAATAAGGTTGTTGCGTCTAATGTTTGTTAGCGCCACACCATATAACGCATAACTCAATGCGTTAATGATTGTGGTCTTACCTGTACCGTTACGTGACCCACTGTCGTCACCACCTTGATCCAAGTTTTCTCCAAGGACTAAGGTTAATTGTTTATTATTAAAGTTAACTGCTTGAGTCTGATTACCCACACTCATAAAGTTCTTAACTGTTAGGTCTTTAATTAGTATCATTCTATAACTCGTTGTAAATGTTTAATAACGTTTGCTTATTATAGTTGTCGGAATCGATAGCATTAATTTCTTCTGCAACAATTTGATCTACACTTTCAAACTTTGTAATATCGATATTGCTGTTTATTTCGTCATCTTGTTGACTTGGAATTAATGTAAGTTCTCTACAACTGTAGTTTCTCATAAATTCTTCTTTAATAAAACTTGCTTCTTCATAACTGATTGGAATATCAAGTGTAACTCTAAGATACATCTTACTTTTTAATAGTGTATCTTTTTGATCAATTAGTTGACTCAGTTTTACTGTTCTATACTTAGGACAATCTTCCCAGTCAAGATACTGTGGCTCTCCGCCGTGTTCTAATATCATCATACCACGTTTATCGTCCCATGCATCTGCATAGTTGTGCGGAAACGCATTTCCGATATATGTTACATTACCTTGTGTTTGTCTTTTGTGAAAGTGTCCGCTAAACACGTACTCTTGATGTACAAAATGTTTAGATTGTAATTCGCCTGTATCAGGCATTTGTACCATTGCGTTCATATAAAAGTTTGGAAGTTCAAAGTGTCCAAACATATATTTTGTTTTAATCTTAGGAATCTTTTTCCATTCTTCACCAACAAGCCACGGAACCATTGTGCTATCTTCGATTGTTGTAATTTCATCAATTACAGTTACACCGTCGATGTGTTTTGCAAATTCTACACTCTGGATATCTCTTTTGTCTTTGTAGTATAGATCATGATTGCCTGGAAAGTAAAAGAATTGTTTAAATGCTTTACCAAGTTTTTCAAGACAACGGATTGAATAATCCATTGTAACAATGTTTAGACTATTTCTATTGTGATGCCAGTCACCCATAAAGATGCCTGTTTCACAACCTTCTTCTTTTGCCTTGGCAATATACCAATCTACAAAATCTTCACAATCTTGATTATGAGCCACTGAATTGGACTTTAGTCCAAAATGGATATCCGTGAATACTGCACATTTTTTAAACAAAATATATCCTTCTAATTACTATGCTCTTCATATTGTACTGCATTTGTTAAGAAAAGTCAACCTTAATTGGTTACTTGGATGCCTTTTCGGCTTCTTGCTTTGCCATTGCTTTTCTTTGGTCTTCAACTTGTCTCTCCCATTGTCCTTGTTGCTGTCTTGTAAAGGACGGAGTCATATCGTTCATTTCTAAAATATCATCTCTAATATTTTGATTACGTTTTTCGATATTAATAACTCTAACAAATGAATTAGTTACTGCCGCAGTATAATATGCAAACGGATTCTGTGATTTACTTTCATCAAATTGTAATCCAATCTGTGTTAATTGTAAAATTGCCTGTCCACGCATCTCATCATTATATGTGTAACCACGTACATTACCTCGTGTTGCATATCTATCACATAACTTCATCCACATACGAGCAAGTTTTTCTGTAGTCTTGCCATGCTTCAAACTAAAGTTACCGTTAGACATACCACCTTCCCAATGTGATTTACCTATACATTGCAATTCTCCTAATTCGTCAAACTTGTAATGTTGGAATGGTGGAAAGTTTAATTTAACTCTTGTATCTGCTACGGTCTTTGGATTCTTTTTACGACCCTTTTCTTCTGGAATATGATCAAATGACATAATACGGAAGACCAGTTCTTCTTTTGTAATTTTTCTATAATCAATAGCACACTCGGCTTGTTTTACTTTTTCACCGTTTGCCTTACGTGCTTCATAATCTGCTGTACCTAATTTCTTTGCTTTGTTCCTCTTTGCTTCTGCTATAGTTCTTACGTTAATTTTATCAATACTTGGCAAGATAATATCAAAGTCAGCGTAAGTATCGTCTGTATAACTACAATACGTGCTTTTTGACTTATGTATTTCCTTTAACAAGTCCTTATTGTTTAAATAATTTACTTTTTTCAATGAATTCTCCTATTTGTACTCTTATTATAAACTACTCTGATAAAAAAGTCAATAAATACTTTATATATAGGACACCAAAATTTTATGAGCATTGATAATAAGAAAGATGGAAACATAGTCGATAAAGCCGTGAACTTGGCTCGCGATAGTGTACAAGGTTTTAAGGACTCTGCTGAAGGGTTTATGAAAGGAATACGTTCGCGTACAATTCCAGTTGATGGCGAAGCCGATGACCAAATATCGGTTAGTAGTGCTAAATGGGCATCAGACCCAGATGGTAAAGATTGGCGTGTAAAATTAAGTATTCCTAACATTCCTTCTTTTCAAAAAAGTTCACTGCTTAAACCGTTAGTTGACACAGGCGGTCTTGCGTTTCCATATACGCCAACAATTATTATGAGTCATGCCGCATCTTATAGTGCTATAACCCCTGTACATAGTAATTATCCGTTCTTTGCGTATCAGAACTCACAAGTGGACGCAATGACATTAACGGGTCAATTTTATTGTCAAAATTCACAAGAAGGTTTGTATTGGATTGGTGCATTACATTATTTGAGATCAATTACAAAAATGTTTTACGGGGAAGGTTCTAATCAAGGTGCTCCACCACCAGTAGTAAAATTAAATGGTTACGGAGATTATGTGTTCAAACAAGTTCCTGTTATCGTAACAAACTTTACACTTGATATGCCTACTGATGTTGACTACATTGCAGTTGACATGACAAAATTAGGAGAAGTGTTTAATGATGGTGGAGATGAGTTTACTTCAACAGATGGAGACAAATCATATGTTCCAACAGAGAGTCAGATGACAGTAACTATACAACCAATTTACTCAAGAGCACTTGTTGAGAAATTTAGTTTAGACAAATTTGCTAAAGGTGGCTACCTTGGCTCAAACAATAAAGGATTTATCTAATGGCAGTTACAAGTTCACCTTGGGGTAAAACAGGAATCAACAGAAATGGTGGATATTTAAATATTTTAAATATCAGACCTGTGCCAGCAGATCCAGATGATCAAGTTTATGAAATACAATCACAGTATCATCAACGTCCGGACCTATTAGCATACGACATGTATGGTAATCCAAAGTTATGGTGGGTGTACGCACAACGTAACATGGACATATTAAAAGATCCAGTATTTGATTTTAGAGTTGGTACTGAGATACGTGTTCCAAAGGGTAGTAGATTACGTTCGTTGTTGGGGATTTAATCTATGGAATTAATACAAGATTCAAACATTGATACTAACGCTTCATCAATAGACACTAATAAAGATAAAGAAAATCAAAATACTGCGACATCAAATCCCGACAATGATGCAATGGATAACAGACAGAATTATGCCACAGCAGACAAATACACTGCAAGAACAGCAGATGGTAGAACTTTACAATTACCATTACACAATTCACTAAGAGACTATTCAAGTTTTAATTACAGAATTGGTTTGTATGCACTAACCAATGACGAACTTAATAATCCTGATGAATCGTACAAAATTAAAAAACCTCAGTATGCTATTTTACAAAGTGGCGGCGGATTAGGTGATAAAAAAGTTTTAACAGCATATGAAACTGCAAATAAAAAAGCAGAATACTTTATTAATGCATTAGAGATTGAAACAATTATTGCACCTACACGTAAAAAAGGTTCAACTAATGCTGTAGGTTTTAGACTTGAAATTACAGAACCTTACAGCATGGGATTATTTTTACAAACATTGCAACTGGCATCATACCAAGCAGGACACGAAAACTATTTAGAATCTCCGTTCTTGCTTACTATTGATTTTATAGGATACGATGACGCCGGAAAAGTTTACACAGTTCCTGAAGCATCTAAAAATATGCCATTCAAACTTGTTGGTAGTGATTTAAGTGTAACAGCAGGAGGAAGTTCTTATGTTGTTGAAGGTGTTGCATACAACGAAGGTGCATTAATTGACGAAACACAAAAAATTCCAATTGATGTTACACTAATGGGTAGAACATTAGAAGAAATGTTACAAAGTAACATAAAAAGTTTAGCCAACGAACTTAACAAACACGAAGGTAAAAAAGCACAAGACAAACAAGTTTATACAGCAGATCAATATTTTGTCGTATTTCCAAAAGAACGTGCAAGTAAAGGAAAATTAAACAGTAGCGGCGAAGGTGGTCAAAGTGCTACCGATGCAGGCAATGACTCAGAAGCAATAGGTGTAACAACAAGTTCAAAAGGAAAAACTGCGGCACAAGAAGCAAATCTTGACGAACTATATGCACAGGTTGCCGCGATGGGAGATGTCAACGTAGATAAAGCGGAATTTGAAGCATGGGTTGAGAAAGTTAAAAGTTTAATTACACAAACAGCACTTGGCGAAGAAATTAGAGCAAAGCAAACAGGTCCAGAGGCAAGTAATAACATAGGACTTTCAAAAATGTTTAATCTTGAAAAACTTGGTTCAAACAATCAGCCGTTTGGCGATGCATCATTTACATATGACAAGGATAAAAAAGTTTGGCACAGAGCAAACGGACAATTACAGATTGATCCAGGACTTGGTGCAATTAAATTTATTCAAGGAACAAGAATACAAGATATTATTGAAGAACTTGTAATCCTAAGTGATTACGGTAGAAGTATTATTAGTGCGCCAGCCGAAAAAGGTTTGCGTCCTTGGTTTAAAATTGATACACAAGTTTTTAATATTACAGATAGAAAAACAGAAAAGAAATTAGGTAGACCCCCAAGAATTTATGTGTTTAGAATTTTACCATACATGGTACACGAAAGTAAATTTATTGCACCAGACGAAACTCCATATGGTCTTAGAGAACTTAGGAAACAATGTGTAAAACGTTACAACTACATTTACAGTGGTGCAAACGAAGATATATTGGATCTTGAAATTAATCTTGATAATACATTCTTTAAAAGCATGAGTCCAGGTACACTGCCAAAGAACAACTTGGCAGATGGTTCTAAAGAAGGAGAGGATCCAGAGCAAAAGATTAAAGCAACAGCAGTAAACAACGATTCACAGGTTAATAACAAAGCAGGAATAGTACAAAAGAATAATGCCAAAGCGGCGGGTGCGGTCAGTCTTGATGACATGCAGGTTGAGATTGCACGTAGATTTAATGAAGCAATCGTAAACAGTGACGTTGACTTACTAACACTTGACATGACTATCATGGGAGATCCTTATTATATTGCTGACAGTGGTGTAGGTAATTACAACTCAGAGAACACACAATATATTAACATTGATGCAGACGGTACGATAGATTACCAATACGGCGAAGTAGATGTTGAAGTATTATTCAGAACACCAATAGATTATAGGGACAATGGTATCATGGGATTCCCTAATGATACTGTGCCAGTTGATTTCTTTAGCGGATTATATATGGTAATTAGTGTTAAGAACGAATTTAGTTCGGGTGAATTTAAACAAGTACTTGAACTTGTAAGACGTCCGCAACAATCACCTAAGCCAACAGCACAAGCAGGTGAAAAAGGCAACCAAGAAATTGTTACTGAAAAAGCAGACGTAAACAAAGAATCTGATACAAAAACTGAAGCAGAACAAGCAGGCGACAACAACAGACCAACCGAAGCAGAGATGGCAGAAGCAGAAAATCAAAGAGACATTCAAGAAAGAATGCAGGCTCGTAAACAAGGTGCAAACATAGGATTTTAAATGGCACAAGAATCAAGGACAGTAGGACAAGAAGCATTAATGGACTCGGGCCCATACGTTGGACGTGTGGTTGGCCATCTTGATCCAAACTATATGGGTGCATTGGAAGTACAACTTCTCAAAGGAACTTCAGGTAACAATGACGACAGTGAAGGACAAACGTTCAAGGTAAGTTATGCAAGTCCATTCTGGGGACAAACTCCAGTCAATGGCATCAGTGCCAACACAGACTTTGCATACACACAATCCGCTTATGGTATGTGGATGACACCACCGGACGTTGGTAGTAGAGTACTTATAGTGTTTGCGGAAGGTGCGGCCAATATGGGTTACTGGATTGGTTGTATACCTGACAACTATGTTAACCTAAACGTACCAGACAAGGTTGCATCGACTTTCTTTACAGGCAGTCCTAAGGGCGAAGGAGCCAAGGAAGCCAAAAAGAACACGGGTAAAGTTGTAGTTGGAGAAATTAACAAAAAGAATCTCGCAGACAACAAAGGTAACGACCCTACAAAATTTAAAAAGCCTATCAATGAAGAATGGATGGATCTACTGCACAAGGCAGGACTTGCCTCAGACGGTACAAGAGCATTAACAACAAGCAGTGCAAGGCGTGAACTGCCAAGCATGGTGTTTGGTATAAACACACCTGGACCGTATGACAAGCGTCCTGGCAGTCCTAAAGCAGGATATGGACCAGGAGGTACAGCGGCACAGATACCTTTCAATAGACTTGGCGGCAGTGCATTTGTAATGGACGACGGAGATGACAAAATTTTACGTAAAGGTCCGGCGGAATCTACAAAGAAAGAATATGTCAATATTGAAAAGGGTGAAAAGGGTGGAGATGTAACACTACCACACAATGAACTTATGCGTATTAGAACACGCACAGGACACCAAATACTTTTTCATAACACAGAAGATTTAATACGCATAGACCACGGTAGCGGCAATAGTTGGATTGAAATGACTGCTAACGGTAAAATTGATGTGTATTCAAAAGACAGTATTAGTATGCACACTGAAAACGATTTCAATCTGACAGCGGATAGAGACATTAACCTAAATGCAGGACGAAACTTTAACGTGTTAGCAAAAGACGATATACAAGTTGAAACTAATGCAAACATGACAACATACGTTGCAATGAACAATCAAGTTACAACGCTGTTAGATTATGATGTAAACACTATAGGAGCAAACAAGTTTACAGCAGGCGGAACTACTGATATACTCAGTGGAGGCAACCATACAGAAACTGCTCCACAGATCCATATGAATGGACCGCAGGCGGCCACCGCTACCGCAGTAACTCCGTTATACACACACGTCGTGCCCGGCGCTACCGCTACCGCTACAACTTCGTTGCATCGACGCTTACCACAGCATGAGCCGTGGCCACATCACGAAAACGTTGACCCGTTTGAGTACAAACCTATTAGAACAAATAGAAACAATGAACAACCAATGCCAACGGATCTTTTTGATTATGATACAGCACCAGATACGTTCAAGAAAGGTGTATAAATATTAATATGAGCAGTTTAGAAAAAAATACAGTAAGAAATGTTAAAGTAGCATCAAGAGTCAAAGAAAGACCCCCTGTAAAAGGTAGAGCATATAAAGGTCTTAGCACAGTCAATCCTGACAATACTTCTTATGCATTGTATGACATTGGCTTGATTAAACAAGATATACTGAATCACTTTCATATTAGACAAGGCGAAAAACTTGAAAATCCTGAGTTTGGAACAATTATTTGGGACGTTTTGTTTGAGCCTATGACTGATTCATTAAAAACAGCAATTATAAACAATGTAACAGAGATTATTAACGGTGATCCGAGAGTAACTGCATCTGCAATAGTTGTTGACCAGTATGAAAGCGGTATTCAAATTGAGTGCGAACTTACGTACTTGCCATACAACATATCTGAACAACTAAAGTTTGAATTCGATCAGAACTCAGGCTTTGGCGTGTAACAGAATTAAGTGCTCAGATATCTCGTTTAAATAAATACATTGTAAGAGGAAAATAGATGTCAACAACGGATAGACAAAATAGATTATTACTTGCAGAAGATTGGAAGCGAGTATATCAAACATTTAAAACTGCGGACTTCAAATCGTATGATTTTGATAGTTTACGTAGAACTATGATCGCATATCTGCGTGAAAACTATCCTGAAGACTTTAACGATTACATTGAAAGTTCAGAGTATCTTGCACTAATTGATCTTATTGCATATCTTGGACAAAACATAGCATTCCGTATTGACTTAAATGCACGTGAAAACTTCCTCGAATTAGCAGAACGTAGAGAAAGCGTATTACGTTTAGCACGTTTACTTTCTTATAATCCAAAGCGTAATCAATCAGCAAACGGATTATTAAAATTTGAAAGTGTACAAACTACAGAACAAATTAATGACACTAATGGTGTTAACTTATCAGGACAAACTATTTTATGGAATGACCCTTCAAATCCTGATTGGGCAGAACAGTTTAGAAAAATTCTAAATGCGGCATTACCAGAAGCCAGCATTGTAGGTAAGCCAGTAAAGAAAGAAACTATTGCAGGTATTACAACTGAGCAATATCGTTTCAATGCATCAAATTCAAACTTACCTATCTACAGTTTTAATAAAAACGTAGGAGAAAAAAATATTGTATTCGAAATAACAAGTTCAACTATTGACTCTGACAAAATTTTTGAAGAAGATCCGTTACCAGGAAACAGTTTAGCATTTTTATATAGAGAAGATGGTAAAGGTGCAGGCAGTTCAAACTCAGGTTACTTTGTACACTTTAGACAAGGTGTAATGGACACAGGTAATTTTAACATTGACAATCCTACAACTAATCAAGCAGTTGCTATTGACACAACAAACATTAATAATTCAGATGTTTGGCTTTACAAGTTAGACAGCAACGGAAACGAACAACAGTTATGGACTAAGGTTGATGCAGTTGAAGGTAATAATGTTATCTACAATAGTGTTAGCAAATCAAACAGAAACTTGTATGCTGTACAATCACGTATTGATGACAGAATTAGTTTACTATTTGCAGACGGAACATTTGGTGCGTTACCTAAAGGAAACTTTAGATGTTACTTTAGAAAAGGACTTGGCAGTAAGTTTACAATCAATCCTGAAGATTTAACAAACGTAACAATTAGTGTACCATATACAAGTAGAGCCGGAACAGCAGAAACATTTACATTTGTTTCTTCATTAAAATATACAGTTGATAATGCAAGTGGTCCTGAAACTAATAAGAGTATTAAAGAAAATGCTCCAAGTACATATTATACACAAAATAGAATGATTACTGGTGAGGACTATAATGTTGCACCAAGATCAGTTAGCCAAGAAGTAGTTAAAGTAAAAAGTATTAATAGAACAAGTTCAGGTATTTCGAGATATTTTGACTTAATTGATTCAACAGGAAAATATTCAAGCACAAACATCTTTGGTAACGATGGCGTTATCTATAAAGATGTATTTGATAAAAAAGTTAGTTTTAGTTTTGCTACAAAAACAGATGTAGAAGGTAAGATTCAAAACATAGTTACACCATTACTTTCAGACAGTGTAGTTAAAAACTTTTTCTTAAATCAGTTTCCTAAAATATCAACAGCAGACTTACAAGCAGACTGGACACAGGTTGCAAAACAAACTAATAACTCCAGCGGTTATATTTCAGACACATTAGATATTAAATTAACAGTAGGTACATTTACTGGTAGCACACTAAAATACTTAGAGCCAGGCGCTATTGTTAAATTTGTTGCACCTCCAGGTAAACATTTCATGAAAGACAACAGTCATGCATTAATGGACGGTGATACAGATCATCCACAAGCAATAAAATATCTTTGGACTAAAGTTATTAGAGTAAATGACAAAGGCACTGAAAATTATGAGGACGGACAAGGTCCTATTATCTTTAATGATGTTGTTCCAACAGGCGCAATATTAGATGAGATCAAACCTAAATTTGCAACAAACCTAACAACAGATGTTACAACGCAAATGATTGATCAAATTTTTGCTTACAAAACATTTGGTTTACGTTACAGTACTGTAGATAGAGAATGGCGTGTAATTCTTAATAACAATTTAAGTATTGGTAATCCATTTAACATGGGTAAGACAGGTGATGTATCAGGACAGAACTTAGATTCAAGTTGGTTAATGTTATTTGAAACAGACGGTGAAAAATATACTATTACTTACAGAGGTGTTAGATACATTTTTGAAAGTAACCAAGAAGTTAAGTTTTACTTTGATGAAACAGACAAAATTTATGATAGCAGAACAGGACAAGTTGTTAGAGATAAAATTAACATTATGTCAATCAACAAGAAACCGGATTCAAGTTCACCCGAAACTGTTGATTATCCTTGGCAAGTTACTAAAGAGTTTAGAGATGAAGATGGATATATTAATAGTAAAAAAGTAGAAGTAGGTTTCTTCGACAGTGACGGCGATGGCGTTGTTGATAATCCAGACTTGTTTGATGTGTTTGTTGCACAGGATACGAATCCTTTAACAAAATATATTTTCTTAAAAGAAAGAATTTCAAACAACCAGTCTACAAATTATGATTATGTAGACGCTGATGTAGAAAATATTAAAACATTTTTATCACAAACATCAACAGGTGCATTATCACAGTATGATGATGGTACAATATTTTATTTTACAGATGCAGATGTATTTAAAGTATACAGCAAAGCAAATGCAAACTTAACATTACAAACAGGTTATAAAGCATATCAAGGCAGAGATAAACTTGTATTCCAATATGTACACAGTGCAGATGAGAATAATAGATTAGATCCAAGTAGTTCAAATATTGTTGACACATACTTGTTAACTAAAACGTATGACAAGTCATTTAGACAATACTTGGCAAATACAATACCTGCTAAACCTTTACCACCAAGTTCAGACGAATTGTTCCAGAACTTTGGTGCAGAAATTAATAAGATTAAATCAATTAGTGATGAAGTAATTTATCATCCAGTTAATTACAAAATTTTATTTGGCGATAAATCAGAGCCAGATTTACAAGCAACATTTAAAGTTGTTAAGAATCCAGAAGTGATTAGTAATGATAATGATATTAAGTTAAGAATTATTCAAGCAATTAATGAATTTTTTAGTTTAGAGTTTTGGGACTTTGGAGATAAGTTTAGTTTTACAGAACTGTCTACATATATTATTAACTCTTTGGCACCGGATATTACAACACTTGTATTGGTTCCAAACCAAACAGAAAAAGCATTCGGAAGTTTATACGAAATTTCAACTGAAAATGATGAAATTTTTATTAGTGGTGCAACAGTAGATAATGTTGAAATTATTGACAGCATTACGGCATCGAGATTAAAAACATCAGGTTCTGTAGTAACTACAGCAACAACAGAAAATGCAGGGATTACATCGAGTGCAAATACAGTTTCAACAACAAGTTCAAGTTCATCGAGTTCAAGTTCATCAAGTTCAAGTTCTTCAAGTTCAAGTTCTTCAAGCAGTTCAGGTAACTCAGGTTCAGGTTATAGTGGAGGTTACTAATGGCGTATGATAACGACCAGAATGATCTTCCAATTGGTCCAGGCGAGGACGAGAACAGAACAAGTTTAAGCCACTTACCTAAATATTTCAGAACGCCTGCAAATAAAAAGTTCTTAACAAGTACTCTGGATCAATTAATGAATCCAGGAGAAGTTGAAAAACTTAATTCATATTATGGTCGTAGAGATGCAAAGGCGTTAACGGCAGAGGACAACTATGTTGCAGATGTTACAAAACAAAGAGAAGACTATCAAGTAGAACCAGCAGTTGTTTTAAAAGATGACTCAGACAATGTTGATTTCTACAAAGACTATAATGATTATATTAACCAACTAAGGGCGTTTGGTAATAAAACTCCTAATCATAGTAAAATAAACGCACAGGAATATTATGCGTGGCAACCACACGTTGATTGGGACAAGTTTGTAAACTTTAGAGAATACTATTGGTTACCATCAGGACCACAAGTATTACCTATCTTTGGTCAAAACAAAGAAATAGTTTCTACATTTAAAGTATCCTTGGAGGAAAATGATGACAACGTAGCGTATAAATTTACCCCAACAGGTTTAACACAAAATCCTACCCTAAAACTTTACAAAGGTCAAACTTACATATTCGAGATTGATACCCCTGGACACCCTATTGCTTTTGCGACTAATAGAGCATTTACTCCAGGACAAGCGATTATAACTGAGACAGTTGAAGGTGTGTTGGCATCTGGTAAGTTTGAAGCAGAATTATATGACACCGATGGCTATGACACAGGTGATTACATAGTAGAGCCTGTCGAAGGCGGTATAACTGGATTCAAGGACGGAGATAATATCTCTACAATTTATACCGACGGTGTAGAATCAGCAACAGTGTATGTAGAAAAAGGCACACTTAAATTTACAGTGCCACTTGATGCACCAGATACATTATTTTATATCAGTCAAAATGACGTAAACACATCAGGTTTAGTTACACTTTATAATATATTAGAAAATACAGAAATTGATGTAGAAAAAGAAATTCTACAAAAAGTAACTTACACAACAAGAACTGACACTGATTTATCCAATGGTATGTTAGTAGAATTTTTAGGTGATGTTACACCAGCAAAATATTCAGAAGGATATTGGTATGTTGAAGGTGTTGGCGAATCAATACAATTAATCAACAAAGCCGATCTTGAGATCACAGGAGCATACAGTTCAAATATATTTGTACCATTCGATACAGAAAACTTTGATAAGTTACCATTTGGACAAGCACTAAATTATCCTAAAGAACAAGATTACATTACAATCAATAGAGCAAGTATTGACGGCAACCAATGGAGTAGACACAATCGTTGGTTCCACAAAGACACTATTGAAAAAACAGCGTTAGCAAATGGCACAGAAGTTTCAATAGATCAATTACAACGTGCTTCAAGACCTATTATTGAATTTAATTCAGGATTGCGTCTATATAACTTTGGTAGTGAGAAAAAAGTAAATGTTGATCTAATTGATGATTTTACTGTTGATGTTTTTAGCACCATTGAAGGTAGCACAGGTTACAACATTGATGGTGTTGAACTTACTGAAGGCCTTCGTGTATTATTCACAGCAGATCCAGACATAAGAGTCAATGGTAGAATTTACAAAGTAAAATTTATCACACACAACGGTGTAAGACAAGTTGCATTACAAGATGAAACTGATACAGATCCATTAACAGATCAAACAGTATTAGTTACAGGTGGTACAGTAAACTCGGGTAAGATTTATTGGTACAACGGATCTAAATGGATCAAAGCACAAGATAAAACAAAAGCAAATCAGAAACCTAAATTTAATCTTTATGATATTACTGATGTAAGTTTTGACACTTATACATCAAACACATTTACGGGTACTGATTTGTTTAGTTATAAACAAGGTAACGGTACTAATGATACAGTATTAGGTTTTCCTTTAAGTTATAGAAACATCGAAAATAGTGGAGACATTGTTTTTAACTTTGACTTATTAACTGATTCATTTAATTATCAACTTAATAATAAAGACTATACAGTAAAAACTGATTCAGCAACTTTAAGAAAATATACAGGACTTAACACTTATACAAGTGTAAGTGGTTGGGAGAAAGTAGATACTGACAGTAAACAAAAAGTTATTAGACAGTACATTGTATCTGGACAAAAGAATGACTTTGCAGTTGATGTATATGACAGAAGCGGTGACTTAAATCAGTTAGATGTAAAAGTTTTTGTAAACAACGTAAGACAAACAGCATGGACATTGAATAGAATTAATGGCATTGCATACGTAAGATTTACAACAGATTTAAAAAATGACGACATTCTAATTTTACATTGTACAAGTGAAGCAGATAAAAATGCAAATGGAAAATATGAGTTTCCAATTAACTTACAAAATAACCCATTGAATGAAAACATTGCTGACTTTACATACGGTGAAGTAACAGATCATGTGCAAACAATTATTTCTAATGTTACAGGATTTACAGGAAGTTTTCCAGGACCAAGCAATTTACGTAACTTAGGTGGACTTGCAAAACTTGGTACAAAATTTGTACAACACTCTGGTGCAATACCTTTAGCATCATATCATATTACAAACAAAGAATACAACATTGTAAAAGCATTAAGATTTGCAAGAAAAGAATATGCAAAATTTAAAAGAGCAGTTGTTGACATTGCAGATAATTTAGGTGTTGACGGTACAGCACCATTCTTAGCAGACAAAGTGATTGAAAAATGGCAGTCTGAAAAATCAAAACAAACAGCATTTTACTGGACAGATATGATAGGTTCGGGTGCTAATACTAAACGTGATTTTGTTGTTACAGATGTTGGTAATAAGTTTTACAGTTTAACAACTCTTTTTACACTATCAACTATTAGTGCTAATGCAGTTTATGTATATCACAATGGTGTACAATTATTACACGGACAAGATTATACATTTACAAGCGAAGGCTTTATACAAATTGCTAACGATTATGTTCTTGCTGTAGACGATACAATTACAATTTACGAATACGAATCAACAGATGCTTCGTATATTCCACCTACACCAACAAAGTTAGGTTTGTATCCTTTACACAAGCCAATAAAATTTACTGACAACACATATCAAGAACCACGTGTGCTTATTAAAGGACACGACGGCAGTGTTATTAAAGCGTACAATGATTATAGAGATGATATTATTTTAGAGATTGAAAAAAGAATCTACAATAATGTTAAAGTAACTTACGATTCTACAATATTTGATATTGATGCTTTCCTTGGACACCCTTCAAGAGATACAGGATTTACAAGAGAAGATTCAGAGAACGTTACTATTACTGACTTTGTTGAATGGTTAAGTATTGCAGGTGATCCTGACTACACAGATGTTTCATTCTATAACAGAGCAGATCCATTTACTTGGAACTATTCTAAACTTGCTGATCCAGATGGATTGCCTTTGCCAGGATTCTGGAGAGGAATTTATAATAGATATTTAGGCACAGATACTCCGCATACAACACCATGGAAAGTTTTAGGTTACATTGATCAGCCAACTTGGTGGGAAACAGTTTATGGTCCAGCACCATACACTAAAGAAAACTTAATTCTTTGGGGAGACCTTGAAAAAGGTTTAGTGCGTGAGCCTAACAAGCCTATTAGATATAGAACAAATTACAAAAGAAAAGATTTAACAAGATATATTCCTGTTAACACACAAGGTAATTTAATAAGTCCATATGACAGCGGATATGCACAAGGCCTTATTGTACCTGAAACAAATAACTCATTTGTGTTTGGTGATGAATCACCAGTTGAAACAGCATGGCGTAGAAGTTCTGAATGGCCTTTTGCATTATTGATTGCATATCTAATTCATCAACCTGCTAAGGTAATTGGTGTAGGTTTTGACAGAGCAAGAATTATACGTAATCCAGCAGGCGGAATTGTTTACTCAGAAAACAATAAACGTTTAGAACCAAAGAATATTATATTCCCTAATACAGTAGAAGATACTACACGTATAACTACAGCAGGTCTTGTTAATTATATTTTCAACTATATTAATGCAGATGTAACAAAACTAAACAAAGAATATAGTGACAGTGTTAAAAAACTTGAAGTACAACTTGGATTTAAAGTTGGCGGATTTACTACAAAAGATAAGTTTAGATTATTACTTGATTCAAGAACACCTAATAACCAAGGCAACGTTTTTATTCCAGATGAAAACTATAAAGTATTTTTAAACACAAGTTCACCAATTGACACAGTTTCTTACAGTGGTGTAATTGTTGAAAAACGTCCAGCAGGATTTGTTGTTAAAGGTTATGACAAAAGCAAACCTTACTTTGATTATTTCAATTACATTGAACGTGCCGCTGATCCAGTTGTTAATGTAGGGGGTGTTAGTGAAAACTTCTTAGAGTGGACACCAGGTGAACGATATGTCGAAGGACAAATTATACGTACTGGTTCAAGTTTCTACCGTGTAAAGACCACAGGAATATTTGCAACTATTACAGATGACAACTTTATTAAACTTGCAGAGTTACCAATTGAAGGAGGCAGAGAAGGTATCCTTAGAAGAGAGTTTGAATCAACTACTTCCAAACTAAATTACGGTACAATGTTAAGAACTACACAAGAAGTTATTGACTTTTTGTTAGGTTATGAACAATATTTAATTAAACAAGGGTTTGACTTTAGTGCATTCAACAGAGAACTTGAAACTATTGAGAACTGGGAATTAAGTGCAAGAGAATTTTTATTCTGGACTACACAAAACTGGAGCGAAGGCGCATTGTTAACACTTTCTCCAAGTGCTATTAATTTAAACTTTAGCAGAGATTATGCAGTAGTTGATAATATCTTTGACAACTTTTATGATTACACATTATTAAAAGCAGACGGTCAAAAACTTAAAGAAGAATTTACAAACACGTTACGTAGTAGTCAAAATAATTTTGGCTTACAACTTAAAAATACTGCTGATGGAATATACTTTTTAAAATTACCGCTTGTACAAAAAGAGCATGTTTGTCTACTTGATAATAAAACAGTATTCAATGATACAATTTATAATCCAGCACCTGGGTATAGACAAGCAAGAATTAAAATATTAGGTTACAGAACTACAGACTGGAATGGTGGTTTACATATTCCAGGATTTACTTACGATGGTGTTACGGTAAAAGATTGGCAAGAAAATAAAGATTATGATATTGCTGATGTTGTACAGTATAAAACTTTTTATTATAGTGCAAAATATAAAATTCAAGGTAGTGCAAACTTTAACGAGAAAGATTGGTACAAATTACCTGAAAAGCCTAAATCAGAACTTATACCAAACTTAGATTACAAATCAAATCAGTTTGCAGACTTTTATGACTTAGACACAGATAACTTTGATAGCGAACAGCAACGTATTGCACAACACTTAACAGGTTATCAGAAACGTAAGTATTTAGAAAACATTATTAATGATGATGTTTCACAGTATAAATTTTATCAAGGATATATTCAAGATAAAGGCACAACTAATTCATTAAAGAAATTATTTGATGCATTATCTAATACAGAAAATTCAAGTTTAGAATTTTTTGAAGAATGGGCATTTAAGGTTGGACAATATGGAGCCAATGGAGGCTTTGAAGAAGTTGAGTATAAACTTGACGAAGGTAAATTTAGATTAAGTCCACAACCATTCCAGTTGGTACAAAACATTGATCCTTTAGCAACAGATCTTGTTTACAGATATGTACCATCAGATGCTTACAGCAAACCAGCAGATTATAATCATGCTCCTTTCCCAACAAAATATATTGCGGAAGATAATTCATACATTAAGACAGCGGGTTATGTTGCAGAAGCAGACATTGATTTCAAAGTTACAAACTATGATGACATACTTGCACTTGATCCTAATACAATTGATGTAGGAAAATATATTTGGGTTGCTAAAAAGTCACAAACATGGGATATTTTACGTCAAACAGAAACATCATTTAAAGTAAGTGCTATTGTAAACTCGGACAGTTCGGGTATGATAGAAATTACAACAGGTAAAGCACCTTCGTTTGTTAAAGGTGATATTATTAGTGTACTTGGTACAGGTGATACTGATAAGTTTTACAAAGTACAGAGAACAAGTCTTAATACAATCTATGCTACAACTTCTGGAGAACAAACTGATTTACCAGAGATTTCAGCATTCATTACACACTTAATTAGTGTAAGGGTTGATAATCTTAGTGATGTTAATACAAAAGTTACAAGAGACAACGTTAGCAACAACGAAAGAGTTTGGGTTGACCATGATGAAAACAATAGATGGGCAGTTGTAGAAAACAAAAACAAATACTCTTTAAAACAACAGTCTTTCAGTAACAGTATTTCCGGTATATTAGGCAGTGATACTAATAACTTTGGAACAAGCATTAGTGCAAATGCAACTAACAGCATTATTCCAATCGGTGTGCCAGATGAAACTGCAAACGGTAGAGTAGACATTTACTTTAGAGCATCAGAAAATCTTAATGCTGTACAGTCACAAATACTTGATTGCCCTACAGGCTTTATGGGCAGTGGTGAAAACAGTTTTGGTCAAAGCACAAATATATCAACAGACGGTAAATGGTTAATTGTTGGTATACCTTATGCTTCAAATGTTAAGTCTTTCTATAAAGGAGACTTTAATAGTGCTTCAACTTACACACAAAACGACATTGTAAAATATACTAATCAATACTGGAAAGCAAAAACTACAGTTGAGCCACAAGATCCAGATTTAGAATATCAAACATTTAACTCTCATGTACAAGCACTTGTCAGTACAAGACAAAATAATGCATACAGCAACTTACACTTTATATTAAGAGGTAATTTTACTTTCCCTGAAGAACTTACAGACCATGTATTGATCAGAGCACCTAAAACACAGTATGCCGGAACAGAAGTAGGTGACAAGTTACAGTTATTATGGAATAACATTAACACAAGATATCCAGGCGGCGTAACACCTTTCAATAATGATCCATCAATGACTAAGACATACTTCGATGGTGAACATGCTATTATAGAAAAAATTGATGATATATTATTAATTGATAATACACAGGCTATTCCAAGTGTAGGAGAAACAGTTAGTAGTGCAACAGCAGTTGCAGTTGTTACTAAGGTACATACTACAGGTGATAATAGAAGTTTAATTTATGTTAAAGATGCAAACGGATTGTTTGAAACAACAGGTACATTATTTGTTGGTGATATTCAAATAGGTGTATTTGAAAGAGCAGTACAACAAGACGAGAATTACTTAGGTGGTTGGTGGCAAATTGCTGGACCAAGTGCAAGTTTTACTTCAACAGTTACTATTGAAACTAAACCATATCTTGTTATTCAAGACATTATTAAAACAGGTGTATCACGTAGCGTAAAATATTATGAAAATGCATTAAGAATTCAGGATAATTTAACAGATCAGAATCCTACAGTAACAAGTTACATTGAAACTTTATCATTCTTAGGTGATAGTGGTAATGTACTTTCTGACAAATGGGTATTTAGAGCACCAGCAACTTTAACAAGCAGTCTTGTAGTAGGAAATACATTTAATTTTTACTTTAGTGAATATGCAACTGCTGATAATTTAATTCAAGACCCAGGTGTAATAAGTCCTGAAATAACACACGACTATCTAAACAGAACAGAACACACTATTGATGATCTTTGGAATGGCTGGATTGAAGTAAATCTTACAGCGTTTGACGATAGAGGTTCACCTACACCAGGCGATGCTGATTACAATCCTAATTACGGTAACCCTTTTATTCCTATTGTTGGAGATACAGTACAAGATAACGACACACTTGCAACAGCAGAAGTTGCAGGAGTAGAAAAACTGTTTAATACTTTAAGAGTATGGGTTAAAAATGTTAACGGTACTTGGAAGTTTGGTTCACAGAACAATGATATTTCAAGTTTAAGTATTAACGGTGGTTCACAAGGCGCAGGCGTTGTAAGACTTGTTGGTACAATCAACACAAGACATTTAGAATCAGATACAGCAGGGCCGATTGTTGTTATAGACAGAGGAACAAACTTAACAACGGGCTCAACAAGAACATTACAAGGATTTGAATACTGGATTTATGACAGCGTAGAACAGTCAGGAATCGCAAGAGATGCAAATCCACCAAGTAATACTAATAATGATTGGGAAAGAGTTTACAATATTACTGCAAACAATATTGGTGTTGCAAGTGCATTAACAAGACAAGGTGCATACGCAATTTACGAAAGAAATACAAGTAACTTCTACAACTTACACAATGTCTATATTATGCCTGACGCACAAAGCAGTAGACACTTAGGCGCAAAAGTTGAAATGGTTACACACAACGATGGAACTTATACTGCATACTTGTTAAGCAAAGGTAACGGAACGTTTAATCAACCAGGTAGAATTAATGTTATAAAATATGACACAACTAAAGGTTGGATTTTAGGACAAGATGTAGATTACAAAGGCGATTTTAGTACAACTGTAACATACAAGCAAGGCGAATACGTAAAATACCTTGGATTAATTTATCAAGCACAAACAAATATTATTGCAAATGCATGGAATGAATCAAATTGGACAGTAGTTACAGAAGGTCTTGACCTAAATGGTTACTTACCAAATGACACAGGATTTATTATTGGCGACGATAGTGCAATTCAAAACAATAACTTATATGAGTTTGGTACAGAATACGGAATTAGCAGTGATGGAGAAGTATTAGCAACTATTGTTAAGTATGGAGATGCTATAGATAGTTCCATTAATACACCGAAGTTAGCAATTTACAGAAAAGTATTAGGACACTTCCTGTTTAGTCAAGTAATTGATGCTTATGCGGCAGACATTGGCTTTGGAAGTTCTGTAACAGTTTCCAATGATGGTAGATTTGTTGCAGTAGGTGCTCCTAAATATAGCAATCAATATGTAAACCAAGGCACAGTATTCATTTACGAAAGCATCAACGGTACATTCCAAATGGTACAACACCTAACTGGACCTAAAGGAATTGCAAATGAGAAGTTTGGTACTGTTGTTAAGTACGGAACTGATAGACTTGCAGTACATTCAGCAGGTGGTGACCTTACAAGCATTACAGAATTTGACGGCGGCACAACAAACTTTGACAATGGAACTACATTGTTCAATACATCATTAATTGACACAGGTGAAGTTTTTGTATACGAACTATTAGGTAATAGATATGTGTATGCAGATAAGTTACAATTTGCAGATAGCAAAGCATTATACTTTGGTAAGACAATGTTTATTAACGGTAACCACATTTATGTTGGTATACCTTCTTACAAAAGAGATGACAATAACAGTAGAGGAACTATATTAGATTATAGAACAACTCCTAATACTAAATTATGGGAAAAAATTAGATCTTCAAGAGCATTAGTTGACCTAAGTAAATTCAAAGGTATTAGTTTATACAATAAAAATACAAATCAAGTTACAGAATATATTGATTACATTGATCCTGCACAAGGAAAAATTGCAGGAACGGC